CGTGGATGTGCCGTTCGGTTAGCACGACCGGGTGGTTATCAGACCAATGAAGTGGCCATGGCTTGGCTCACTTATACAGGTCTAGGCACACGCACAAAGTGGATACCGTGCGATTTACGGCGCACATTACTGCAGTTTTTCGGGGACGACCCCCCGGCTTTTGACTCCACTAATAGCGATCCCGCGACAGCCGGGGGGGCTTGGCTAGCCCTCCACTGCCGCCGGTGGTATTATATGGAAAAACCTAAAACAGCGGGGCATTTTGCCCAAGGTAGACTGTGTCCACCCCGCTGCTGAGCGACCCCAACCACTTCGTGTTGAGGTCAGGGTCGTTGTGATGGCCAAGAAGATGGTGATCAAGAAGATCATCAAACGCAAGCCGGCTCCGAAGAGGAACGGGAAGGGCGTAACACGCTCGACGGCAGAGCGCGTCTTAGCGCAAGGTACTGGTCGCAGCGTCGAACGCGCGTTCGGCGGTAGAGCCACCATACCCCGCGCACCAACTCTGCACCCAAAATCATGGGATGCGTTTGCGCAACCGCATGCAGCCCTACCACGCTCGGTGGGGCCCTACACGATTATCAGGAATTCGTTCCTAACGCAGACGTCGGCGAGGTGCGGGATCATTGGTACATTCAAGACCAGACCAGTGGATCCCTCCGCCGGACCAGGGGCGATCCTGCCAGGCGGCTGGTCGAATTGTGTGATGGTGACGGAAGAGGCCGCCACACCGATCGGCAGTACAGCCGCCACAGGATTTCATTTTGCACCGTTCCCTGGTGGAGCGGACCGCAACACACCCCTTCGGTCCACGTTCTCGTGTTGCCCATCAGCGATATCAGTACAGATCATGGGCCCACAGGCTTTGAGCGCAGCTGCTGGCCAGGTGGTTGCTGCTGTCGTTCCGGCCCGGCTCGATTTGACTGATGACACTCGTACGTGGGAGGAGGTGCAAACTATTGTCACCTCCTATTTCCGGCCGCGTTTGCTCTCGGCAGGGAAATTAACACTGCGCGGCGTTCAGATGGATTCTCATCCTCTGAGCATGGCTGAGGTGAGCTCATTTGAGCCACTCATTCATGAGGCGCCAAATCCGTCGGGGGGCGCGGCCCGTGGTTGGTCCAATTATGAGCCCTACCCTTGTGGATGGGCTCCAATGGCTTTCGTGAACCCATCCGGCGCAGCGCTGCAACTGCTCATAGCAGTTGAGTGGCGCGTCAGGTTCGACATCGGAAACCCGGCCATCGCGTCCCACCAACATCACGGCGTATCTAGCGATGTCTCTTGGGACCAGCAGATCCGCCGCGCGACGGACGCATTGCCAGGCGTCATCGACATTGTCGAGCGCGTGGCAAACTCCGGCATGGGCATCTACTCCAAGGCTTCGGCCGCGGGGTTGATCTGAG